TTTTCCATGGATTTTTCAGTACATAAAAAGATGCCAAATGCTAACCACATTAGTGTTATTACAAATACTATTAGTTTTTTATTCATTTTCTTATGAGTTTTGTTTCAAGCTTAGGTCTTACTGTTCTTTCAATCGTGTAGGCAAGATTGCCAGAGTAAGCCGATTTTATTTTTGCGACAGTTTCAACTCCAGGTATTCCATTAACTGTCGTGTCGCTAAGCGACTTGTCAAATATCGTTCCGCCGCGGTCTTCTATTTGGGAAAGAGGTTTTGTATACTCGTAAGTGATCCTGTCAGTGCTCATCACATTAGTTGATGGATTAAACTTATTGAGATTCCATCCCATCATATTGATAAACTCGAAGAGCTCAAGTCCCAGCCTTCCATGAAAAATAAGGGAGTCTGGCCACTTTCCATGCTCCATCTTAAGACGTGCAAGATTCTCAGAAAGAGTCTCAAAGAGCGCTTTTGCAAATTCGGAATCCTTATCCCATGGAACAAATAATCCGTTTGTCATCTGCTTACCGTAAATTCCTCGAGTTGCTGACTGCGAAGAACGCTTTTACTCACCTGTTTAAGTATGAGGTTTACCTCGTCTGTGCCCGGACCCTCAACCCATAGCTTCTTTTGTGGGCTACAGAAAAAAGTGCGAGCTTGACCGTCTTTGCAGAGTAACCGGTGATCCTTTGGGGCACCTGTGACTACTCCATAATGGTATATGAATGCCTCACGTTCATAATGATCCCGGCTAACTCCTAGTTTCTTTTCGAGCATTGTATAGATGTTCTCTGCGACTACTGTTGGAAGCTGTTTCATTGCTTATTTTATTACGCCCATCAATTTAGATTCCTGAACTGAGACTACTGCATGATCTGCGATTGAGTCTTTGAATCTCTCTTTTACCTTTTCTTCTGCTGCAGAAACCGATTCTGCGTCAACAAGGTATTGCTCGTACATTTTCTTGGTACGGCCAGTCTTTTCGTCGTATGTCTCAAACTTTACTTTTGCGATGTAGTACATTCTCTTTTTTCTTTTTCTTTTTTAAATAAATCGTTTAGGAAGTGGATTGAATCTGCAGGTCCAGTGAAGGCATCGACTTTTGCAAAAGATGCAATAAAAGCTTCGTGTCCTAGTCTTTCATACTCCTTTTTAAGCTTTTCTACTTCTTCAAGTCTCTGCTGATAGAATCCCATAATTTTTTATACTTAGCTTGGACAGCTTAGGTTTTATGCGTTGATCAGAGATTTATCGAATTGGATCGTTACTCTGGTCTTTTTGTTTTGTGACCTCACGACTCTTACTTTAAATCCGCCTGACTCTACTGTTGAGTCGGTGATCCCAGTCTTTTCAATTTCTACGAGAGCTGACTCAAGTAGACCAAACACGCACTCATGTAAGTCAAGGACAGACGGAGAAGTGTTGTTTCTTGCCCAGTACCACTTGACCTTTCGCATGTAGTCAGCAGTTCCTACCCATGAAAAGTTTGCAAAGGCTTCAAAAAACGGTTTTATTACGTCAGGATGCTTTGAAAGTTTGCGTAAGTAGTAGGCAAGATGCGCATCGGAATAGTACTTTCGCCAGTAAAGATTCCACGGGTCGTATTTAGGATCGAGAGTGTCCATTTCCCGCTTTTTAAATTCAGTAAAGGATATTTCAGCAGTTAATTTAGGGGGCTCAAGTTGGCTTTGCAGTTCATTTTTACACTCAGCCAGAGCGTCTTTCATGTCACCCAGTGTCTTTTCATAGACCTGAGTCTCAATTATCGTATAGCCAAAAAGGCTAAATATTTGTCTTATCATTGTTTTACTTTAAACCTTTTGCCATTGCCTCTATGTCAAGGATAGTCTCCAAAGAGTCAGCGACCTCTTTGTCGTCACGAATCTCCTTGTATACCGGGTGAAGCAGTGAGTAATTATTTAGACTGTCTTGTGAGATCCCTGAGCACTTGACCTTAAGGATCTTTCCCATCAGTGCCTCCTGGTTTTCAGTGATCCAGTGCATCGTCTTTTCTTTTATACCAGTCGGAGAAGTTCTAAGCTTTCCGTCTGAGCTTTCGCAAGTGACTGAGGAGATGAGCTTTTCATTTTTGCCGGTGCCGTAATTGAAACCCACGATCTTGAGATCGAGGTCAATCTCGAGTTTCAGCTTTATTTGGTGGTTTGGCTTTCCGTCTTTCCACGGGCCGTCATACGCTTTCAAGATGGTTCCTTCGTGTCCGGCATTAATTAGTTTCTGAAAGTGGGACATTGCTTCAGGGTAAGTAGTCACTTCAACCACTTCAACCAGGGATACCATAGTGGAGCTGGACGCTGTAATGTATTCTGAGACCTTCTGTAACCTCCTGTAGTACGGTTCATTTGAGCCTTTTGATCCATATTCCTCGATGCTAATAGTGTCCCAGACAGTATACCTGATCCTTTTAAGCGCTTCGCTGACTGTCATTCCGTTTTCAGCATAAAAGTTTTCTGTTTCTTTTGAGACGTCTTTGTCGTCTTCCACTTTGCCGATGATTGTGATGAGCGATCCAATAATTCCATTGCTTATGTAGCGATGGATCCCGTCCATTGTAAGCTCACCATTCAGCACGCAGTCGGGAAAGCCGGTAAGCTCAGAGAGGAAGGTTGCGCCAGTAAGGTGATTGGTTTCTCCCTGTCGGCTTTCCAGATCGACGATTCCCCTACGGATCACTGCATTGCAGTAACGACCGTCCATTTTTATTTGGCTTAGTGCCTTGCCTTTGTCGAGTATCTTGAGCACTGCTTCTCTGCTAAATGCTCGAGCTCCCATGTAAGGGGTCTCCTCGATAAGATCAGGAAATATTTTGTTGATGTTGGTCGTACCCATTCCGATTTTGCAATCTTTGTCGATGATGCGCTCGATGATGTATGCATCCTCTGCTGTAAGATCGCTCAGTATTTCAGTGAGGTGCTGGATCGCGTCGTTTCCTGTCACGATTCGCTGTGAAAGAACTGAGAGTGCCGGAAGAGCCGATTCTAGGCTTGCAGGATTCTCAGTGCAAGGTACGTATTTTGGAATTTGCTTGATGTAGAACTTTACTCTACGTGAGTTTGCAAGGTATAGAACCTGCTTGAGTACAGGATTGTCTTTGTGAGATTCAAGGATCTCCATCTTTCGGTTTGAGCCAGACTCGCTAGCAATCTCATCGAAAATTTGTTTTATTGACATATGTAGCTTTTAGTACAAGATACTAAAAGTTTTGCAGCTTTAAAAAGAAAGAGTGGCGCCCTCTTTAAAGTTCTTGGAGCACCAGCCAGCCATGACTTCGACTGCAAATCTTGCAGGTTTCTTACTTATGTAGTGTTTTATTGCTGTGTCAGGTTCGCCACGGTATGGATCCATTGTCTCGTAACCGACACACTGCATTTCCGAATCAAAGAACATTATGTCTAGTGGAAAGTTGACGTTTTTCATCCAAAAGGAAAGCGGCATCGGCTCGTCATACACAAACATAATACCTTCATTTTCATTTGGTGACTCTTTTGCTCCCATGTAACCCTGCGCTTGACTCGCTGGAGTAGTTGCGACTTTTAGCAGTAACGTATTGTCTCCTATCTTGGCTTCGATTGTCTTTCCGTCTACTTGAGTCTTACGACAAAATGTCTCAAATAGAGGAAGCGTTAGGTTGTTTATGTAGTGGCTCATATGATTATTTATTAAACAAAAAATGGGCAGTCGTTAAACGTCCGCCCATTTTAAAAATCTATGAATTAAGGATTACTTTGCAGGTTTTTCTTCTCCCTCTTTAGGCTCTTCACCTTCTTCTCCCTCTTTAGGCTCTTCGCCTTCTTCACCTTCTTCTCCCTCTTTAGGTTCTTCACCTTCTTCGCCTTCTTCAAGTTTTTCAACTCTTTCAGTAAGATCCTCGATCATGGCTTTAAGATCTTCGAGAGTTACCTCTTTTTCTTCGCCTTCTTCCATATTATCCTGATCTTCTGGATTATCATCCATGTGATCTTCGTCTTTTTCATCTGCCGGATTTGCACCAAATGCGCCTCCGTCCATGCTATATGTGTTTTGATCGTCTCTCCACTCTTCAGTCTGGTCAGTGCTACCGAAGTTGTTACTTCCGTACATATCGTCCTCGTTGAGTGTACGAGATTTCATAAAACCTGCAAAATTTTGAACTTTCATTTCGGTTTAGTTTTTTATTATTTATCTAACCTCGTGCTCAGGTTTTTTAGTTTTTTTCAGCAGGAGCGGCATTTAGGCTCTCTATCTGCTTATCGAGTTTAGAGATCGCTTCGGTTGCAGGTCTGAACATCATTGCAATTGAAAATAATTTTTGAGCTGAATCAATTCCAGTGCCCTTTACTTTATTGATGAAGTAGTTTAGAGATTCGATAATTGTTGCTGGAAATTGCAAAGGCACTGCAGCAGGAGTCTTGGGATCCATTCCTTTTATAATATCGCTGATGCTGAGCGTAGCCATTATCAACAAATAAGCCTCGTTTGGACCTTTCCATTCAATCTTTGACTGAAGGTGATTTTTAAGGTATTTAAGTTCAGCATAGCCGATCTTTACCTCAAAGTTTCCAGTTCTAGCGTTAATTAGCTTGGTTAGAGGATCTTCTACTTCAGGAATAACTTCCTGAACATGACCTGGTTCTAGGGTTTGATCTTCTTGAGTTGTGACTTGTTCTGTGGCACCTGGTGCTACGTCTGTTGTGTTATCTTCCATTTGTTTATTTGTTTAGGTCTCTTATACAATGCAGAGACACTAAGTTTTAAACTTTGGAAAATTATGCAATATTATGAGGCGCAGGAGCATTACCTGCAGCATAGCCTTTCACCACATTTGAGAATAAGTTAAGGTAAGTTGGACTGTTTCCTGACCAAGTAACTAGTCCCTTTGATTTAGATAGTGCGTCCAGACCAATATCGTTTCTTAGTCCGTTTAGAATATCTGTGTAGTATGGAAGCATTAGCGTTCTGGCAGTCGCTTCAACTCCATATTCAGGAGTAGAATAATTCTTAACTTTTACGCTGTTGTAATTGGTGCTGTCCTTGTCCTTTGACAGTTGATATGTGGTATTGAATGGATTGTTCTTTGCGGTACCTCCTTCCACTTGTCTCCATGCATAAAGAAATTTAAGATTGTCGTCAGTGATTGGTGCGCCTAGTGTAGTAAGTAGAGACTTATAAAAATCGTCGTCCTTCATCTTTACGTCGAGTGAAGTGCTAGATGCATATTTTTCAACGTCCTTATCTGAGATCTTCTTTTCTTTTAGTAGGGCAGTGATCTTATCTGCTGTCGCTTTATCGATTGTGCCAGTTTCAGGTAGTGAGTTATCTTTTTGGAATTTATCAACCTGAGCTTTGGTTTCAGGACCAAAGAGTCCGTCTACTCCATGCTGAGCAAGAGGATAACCTAGGAGCTCCAAGCCCGTCTGTACGGCTTTTACCGCTTTACTAAATGAATAAGTCTTATCATCCTGTTGAGATATCGGCGAAGCTATTTCTCCCAATGCATTGTAAAACTGATCAACCTTTGCAAGTTTAGTCTCATCTGGTGCAGTAGGGTTCTTTGGAAGTTCAGGTTCAGATTCTTTAGGTTGGCCAGTTGACGTTTCCATTGACCTTGTGCTTGCGGTGTGTTCCCAGTGCCATGGCTGATCAGGGATAGTTGAAAATCCAAATTTTGAAGCGTTAGCCTTTAACCACTTGTATTCTGGGCCGCCAGCCTTTATGTCCAAATCAACTGCTCCGCCCCAACCGTGATTTGAGTTTCCTGGAGTAGATGCTTTTCCGCCGGTTTTAAACTGACCGAAGTCAGCTGCCATTTTCTGTTGATCTTCAATATCACGATATGCGTCAATTGGTTTCCAGCGAATTCCGTCTGCTTCAGCTGCCGCCTTCATTTTAGCGTAGGCAGCTGCAGCTGCCTTGTTTAGCTTTAAGTCACCTGTCGAATCTATCGCTACTAACTCGTCATTTGAAAGCTGACCGTTTGCAGATTCCGTTAACATTTTCCAACGACTGTATGATACGAGATATGACATTTCTACTCTTTATTTTTATTTATTTAGAGTAAGGTGACGATCTAGGATAATCAACTGGCTCTGTGCCATTATTGGATAGGCTTCCTCAGCGCTCATAAATTTTGCCCAATCAATCTCTTCGAGCTGTAGTTGATCTTTGGGTACCCTTTCGGACGTGAGTCCGATCTTGGATAGATCCGATATTCGGCAGATGTAGTACGTGAGGTGACGTAACTTATTTTTCTTGGGGTGTTGTGATACGACTACTTCAGGCGACTTGTCTAGAGCAGAAGGATCAAGAGTTATTCCAGTCTCCTCCTTTAGTTCCCTGAGTGCAGCATCTAGTGTGTCTTCATGAGGATCAATACCTCCCTTTGGAATACCGCAAGTCCCCTTTTGCCATGAAGCTCCAGTAGGATGAACTAGCAATATCTTGTTATTGTAAATGATGGCAACTCCAGCGGCAGATCTGCTTTCCAGAGACTCCTCATTTATGAATTCGTTAAAGTTCATCATTTTTTGCTTTTAGGTTACGATATTTTGCAGCAAGAATCTCGGCTCTTCTTTTTTCAGAAGGTTTTGTGTGTTTCTTACGTTTAACTAATTCACTAATTGTGCCAGCCTTGTCGCTTCTCTTGCGATACTCCTTGAGACACATTTCAAACTTTTTGTTATTACAATCAATTATGATCACTTATATAAATTTTTTGAAGTCCATTGAATTTTTTGGCTTTAGTAGCATAGAATCAAAGTACTTAGTTGCCAAATACGGTTTTACATATTTTTCAAATAATTGGTTTTTAAACCAGCTAGGTAGTCGAGTTTCATAATAGTTCTCATAGACCGATTCGTACATCTTTACCAATTGGGAAGGGGTCAGCTTTGAGTTTGAATCAAACGACTCTAGGTAGGCTCGGCCTCCGCCAACATCTATGAAATCAAAATTTTGAAAATCAGTAGGATATTTTGCATGGATCTTTTTTAGAGCGTCAGAGATGCTCTCCTGATACTTGAATCTTTCCGGATCAATATCAAATCCTGCCTTATTTATTTTTTCCTGTATGTGAATCGGTTCACCTTTAAAGGCAAGCACTGAGAATCTAGTGAGAGGTACCAACTTTTCCCTAAACTTATCAAAGGTCTTCTCGGACTTTTTAAATTTGCCTAGAGTTTTAAAGTCTTCCCTGTCAGAACCGGATATTCCAGTTATTGGAAACGTTAGCCCGCTTACTGCATTTCGAGAGGAGACTGTTTTTGGAATAAATGGTTCTTCTTTAAAAGCATCGGCAACTTCCTCGTATTCTGGCATCTGGATCCTATTGAATACTGTATGGCTCTCATTAAGACCCAATTCAAATCCGTTCCATGTGACTACTGGCTTTTCAAAAGGCTTGCCTAACAATTTAGCATCGTGTATTGTTTCAAAAAGATCAAGACCCTTATCGCTAGGTGAAGCAAAAATCACCATTTTTTCAAAGTTTCTAGGGTCCTTTTCGTACCTTTGGGAGTAGGTTTTAAATTTCTCTAATTTCATCTTATCGGCTAAATTTACGGTATTCTGAATAAGAAAGTATCTTGTTTCCAGAAAAGGATTCATTGTAGGGCCTCTCAGAAGGAGCAGGCTCAGCTTCTGAGTCGGCATTTGTTCTTACAACGGCTCCATCCTCTTCTTTCTTTACTTTACCAGCAGCAACGCTATCCCAAAATTCTTTAAACTCGTTTTCAGTATCGTCGTTTCTAAATTTGTTATAAGCAACATTTATTATGCTTGGCTCGCCTACAAGTTTTGCATACTCGTTTTGATAACCAGTTACTAATTTCATCGTCGATTCATCTGACGAATCTAGAGTAACTTCAGCTGCATATTTTGCGCCAGTCGCATCCTCCTTTTTCTTCATTTCATCTTTTATAATAGAATTCAATGTAGAATTTCCATAATATTGATATTCAGGTTCAGTCAGGGTTAGGCCCTGTTTAGGGTTTCCTGTAGAATATTTAATAAATTCCTTTCCTAGGAATATCGCAAGCTTTGCAGTATTAAATTTAGCCTTAAATGCAGTAGAAAAGAAATTACCGATCGCTTCTGTAAATTTAGGAGTTGTTTTGCTTACTGAATTGTAATAGTTAACTAGAGCTTTAGGATCTTTATATAGTCCGGGCATTTTATCGTTTAGCACCTTAGACTTCTTCAAAAACTCTTTTGAAAAAGAGCCGATTGGTTTTCCCTCTTTATCCAAGACTCTCACTAGGTTTGCGGCCTCATCTAATTCCATCTTGCCGCCCTTTTGAAGCATAGTTGCAATATGTGTGCCAGCTTCCTTCATTGAAATTTTAATAGCAGTAGACTCAGCCTCTTTAAATTCCTTAGAAAAGGTAGTTAAACTTGCAGTCCATTTTTCCAAAGTTGCACCAATCTTTTCAAACACAGTTTTAAGTGGACCACCTATTCCAGGAATCCAGCTTGTAACCTTTGTTAGAAACTCAGTAAAAAACTTGGAAACTGCGCTACCTGCCTTTGCCATTACTTCCGTTATGTTGCCCGCAATAAATCGCAGAGCTTTCATAACAATTCCTTGCTCTTTTGCTGGAAGTTTTACTAACATTTCAGCAGCTTCCCTTGACTTTCCACTCTTGGTTAAAGTTATTATGATCTCCTCAGTTTTTGCTGCAGATTTTCCAAACTTAAGCATTTTTAAAGGGCCTGCGGCTGCGCCAAGAATTGCAGATACAATTGATAATATTCCAAGTAAAGTTTTACCCCTAAGAAAATAGATGATTGCATTTATAGAGTCGGCGGCTGTGCCCCAACCCGGTCCACCGATAAGTCCAACTACATCTAAAATAAGCTGTAGGATTCCAAAGAAACTTCCACCTTCGGTTAAGGCACTAAGTAATTCTTTAATCGTTTCAAATATTCCAGATTTACTTTTATCTGTGTCACCGTCAGTTTTAAACCCTGCCATTGCTTTGGTAATGGAATCAGGATCAATGCCGGCAGCCGCCATTCCAGGATCAACCGTTGAGGTAAACTGTTCGTTTAGCTGTGATATTTTTGTTTTGACCTCATGCATAAATGAGGTAAATGCCTCGTCAATTTGAGTGACACTTGCTGAATCTAGAGTTGCCTTGGCTTTCTCTAAAATTACGTTTTTGCCTTTTGCTAATTCGTGGTAGTAGTGAGATATGGCTTTAGATCCTCCATCTAGGATCAAGTCTAAGTGTAAATTGAAACTTTCCGGTATGAGATCCTCTACTGAGTTTAGTAGATCTGCTTCCCATGTAATATTCTCAAAAGTTAAGGCGTGAGTTATTACTTGTTCGTTTTGGGTAAGTATTTGTCGTGCGTAATAATCGTAATTATTCCTGTCTAAGTATTCAGAAAAACTATACATTTAGTAGTCTTTCTTATTATTTATTTAGTTGTGATACTTAAAATTCGGCTTGCCTCATATTCCTTGTATTGATTGACGAAATGCAGATAGGCTTTGGTCAAGTCTTCTTGCGAACACTCCTTTAGGTAACGAATAATCTCATTGAGATCTGCCATTGTGCTGAATGAGAATGTGTTGCTTAGAAATTCAAAGTCATAAGATACTGGGATCATGCCAAAGATCAGTGCTTCGTATATCCTGGCCGGAATGAATTTTCTCTCTGCGTATTTTGCCTTGGTGACATTGAGCATGATTGACTTTCTTTCAAGCTCGTCCCAGATCAAGTGACGATTTCTGCGGTCGATTGTGTGGACTGATTCATCGATGGATTTAATATCTGAACCTTTACTTATTATTGTAAACGGTTCTTCGACAAATCTAGCGTTATTTTTAAAGTAAGTAAGGACGTCGCCGAGCATTTCACTCTTTGCATTTCCACTCTTGTAGTTCGTAGTATCAATATTTCCATAGAAAACTGGACCAAACTCTTTGCTTTTTTCAGCCTTACGAATTTCTATGCACTTGTCTAGGAAAGACATCGATATTCCTGGAAAATCAATAGACGGTATTTTAATGGTCACTCGAGATTCATACTCTTTGACAAAAGAGTCAGAAAGAGAAAGATCGGTGTCCAGTATAATAATGTCTTCTTTTGCGTACCCTGAATGAATTGCAGTATCGATAATCTCTTCAAAATAGCTAGCATCTTTCCATTTTTTAGTGAGAGTAGAAAGATTTCTAAATCTAGCCTTAAGAAACAGCTTTTTATATTCCTTTTTTGCTATGGCTTTCACCACGGCTTCAAGATCCATTTCTTTTTTTTCAACAATTTGCGCTAGATACTCAGTAAATAGCTTGCCAAGCTGAGTATCCGGATAGTTATGGTATTCAGTAGACTTTATTTCATTCTCCGGATAATAGGAAAAGAAATCGAGTCCATTGATCCCAAATTCTTGGCAGATTGAGTCCATTAGACCCAATTGATAGAATGAGTGTCCAGGAGAGTCAATTGTGTGCAGGTCAAGCAGACCAAAGTATGCATAAAGTCCTTTCATATAAGACAAAATATTAGAAGTGATAAGATGGTTATCACTATAGCAAGAGTGATAACGGTTGCTTGCTTAGTGCTATTTGTTAGATTCGGAAACATAATTTGTTATACTGGGTTCGTTGACTTGGGTTTTTGCCCAATCAAGATAAGTATTAAGAACTCCGTCAGTCGGCTCAACGTTTAGATTGCCTTTCTGGAATATCTCCCATGAATCCTGTCCGTACTTGCCTATTCCATATAACTCACTAGGCTCTTCCCAATCTAAATTGACCCAGTCGTGTGAGAACCTGATTATTGTGCTAGTTCTTCGGTTTTTAAATCCAAGCGGGGCAATTAGCTCTGCCATTTCTTCAGGATCTGCCATCTCAGCTTCAAGTGCATCCGGATAGCGCTTAAAAAATTCTTCTCGAACCTGATCCACCTGCTTTCTTGAAGTACAGTTAAGCATTATACAGCAGATGAGCATCCTCCAGGGATGCTTACGATAGATTTCTTGTAGTAAATTGTATGGACTATTATGCACCGGTCTTGATTCCAACAAAGTGAGTAATGAAGTTCTTGCCGTATTCAACGCTTTCGATCTTACGAACGGTATCGAAATTTGCACTGATTATTTCCATGATCTCTTGGAACTTCTGTACTCTATTTGCCTTGAGCGGCTTGTACATGAAGTGGTATTCAACAATAACGACTCTTATTTTTGACCAGTCAGTCACTGCCTTGATTAGGTCGTATTCTGCTCCTTCCACATCCATTTTGATCGCAGTTGCACCATGTTGCTTGATTGCTTCATTGATGTTGATCGCCGGTACGATTATAGTGTCCCTGCCGTTTATTGGAAGGATAGAGTGTTTGCCTGAATCACTTGAGATAAAGAAGCTAATGTCTTTATCATTTCCGGGAACAATCGCTTTCTGTACATATTCGCATGTGCCTTTCACATCATTGATTGCAATATTCTCCAAGGCAAAAGAGACGTTGTGCGGTAGAGCTTCATATGAAACAACTTTTTGGATCTTAGGAAATTGCTTTGCCATTCTTATTGCAAAACATCCGATGTGTCCGCCAATATCTAACCAGATATCGTCTTGGTTGAATACCTCATTGACGTTCATTGCAGGTCCGTATGCTGCAGAAGTGAGTGGCTTGATGTATTCTCCGCTATTTGGGCTCTTGGTAACATTCGTTCCGATGTTGTACTTGACTTCCTGTAGGCCCTTTCTTACGTAGAACTTAAAATCTGCATATCGAGTTTTCCAATCTACTAGTTCGAGCTGGTCAAACTTCTTAGCAGTATTAAAGTCTATTCTTGTATCCATTTTATGTGTTTTATAGTTATACTATGGGGAAAGCCGTCAGTTCTCGCTTATACTATACTAAAAGACTTCATAAAATTAAAAAGGGAGCATTTGCTCCCTTTTTCTTATAATTTAGATTCCCTTTCTGCAGGCATCTTATTTCTCTTCATTGCTGTATCTTTCTTCTTTGACTTTGCCGCCGGTTTCTTTAGTTGTGATTCCTTAAATGGTATGTTTTTTGATCCTATCATCACTAGATAAATTCCAGTTGATCCATTGATCGCAGTCACCGTTCCCAATCTCTCTCCAGCTTCTACTGTCTCTCCTACTCGATACTTATTCTTTCTAGAGTGGATTTCGATCTCTTCGTTTAGACTAATTCTTTTTTTTTATAAATGTCCAAAGCGATATAGTTCTTCTTTAGCTCGTTAACTTTATTTTCAAGTTCTTCCTTGATCATTTCAAGTTTGCTTACTTCAGTTGGATCCAATCCAGCTACTTTGCATGCTTCTGATATTTTAGCGATAGATGGTTCAAGTTTAGAGATGCTAAGTTCAATTGATTTCTTTTGCTCTTCGATTTTCTTGATCTCAGCAAAACCTTCTTCGATCTTAGTTTTAAATATATTGCTTATGTCGTAATTAAAATTAGATTTGAATAATTCAAAGAGTTTGAACTCATCAACCTTTGACCACTTTCTGTCTGCTGCGTTTACTTTTTCACAAACAAAAAATTCTTCGTTTATGTTAAGAACAAGAGCTTCTTTTAGGAGACGGTCGTTTGTTACTTCTTTGATGAACTCAAGATTACATAGAGTCTCTACGTTTTCAAGAATTAGATTAAGTCTCTCTTTTATTGCAACCGATTGAAGGGCTACTGCTTCAGAAACGTTTACTGAATCTAGTGAATCCATCTTAGTGTCATTAAGGTATAGATCAAAGTCTTTACCTTCATTCATCTTGAATCCTAATTTAAAGTTACGAATTGCTGAAGATTCAACTCCCATTCCGTCACCTGTTTTTGCGAATCCTAGCGTTGCTAGTGCCTCACAGAATGCGTAAAATTGAGGTTGAGTTGATTTTACAAAGTCTGGTTGCATTTCGGTGATCTTAATAGATTCGTCCACACATACTTTAGATTCGTTTCCAGTCAATCCTTTGGCTTCACGAATTGCAATAAATCTGTTGTCTGCATAGAGAAGCATTCCTTCTTCGATCTTTATAGTTGGAGCAATTAAGTTACTTACTCGAGTGTCACCATTTCCTTCACCTAAAGTAAAACCGTTAGACTCTCTTGATTCAACAATACGAAGTGCATTGATCAAATCGTTAACTAGACCAATTGAATTACCGTATTTTATCTTAAGGATGTCTGCAGTATAACTTTCGTTGATCAACATGTCTTTAAGATCAGAAACTACTCCTGCATATATTGGAGATCCAAATGATTCAAATGTGAATATTGTGTGAAGCATGTTTAATTTAGCTTCGTTAGTGATCATGTAAGCCTTAACTCGATTTACTTCCTTCTTTACTGCAGGTTCATATGAATATACTTCAAATGCCTTAACAAAGTTTGGACTCATTCCAAAATCTGGAGCTCCCTTTGCAATTGTAGATTCAAACATATCAACTTGAGTCTTTATTATTGGGTTTGCATACGCCTTTGATAATTTTATTGCAGAGAGACTAGATCCAATATTTACTTCCTTTGCAAGTGAAGCAAGTTTTGATTCTGGAGTCACTTCATTCTTTTCAAATTGAGAAATAAGATTCTCAAGTAAAGGATTTTTAAGCGCATGGTTTACTGTAGTAAGTCCACTTTTTAGGCTCTTATAAATTTTCTCTGAGCTTTCACCCAAAGATATTGATTTATTAGTTGATTCCACTAGCATCTGCACCAGTGGCTCAGAGTTTAAGCTAGTATTTTTTGTAAGTTCAGATAGAACTGAATGAACAAAGTTTGTCATTTTGCAGTGCTTATTTTTATTTTATTTATCTCTATGCCCTATTAAATAGCTGTTGTAACTCCAACCTTGTTAGAGGTTGTTGTCTCTTGACTAGTGGTAGTACTTCCAGTATCTTTAACGGTTGATGAAGTCGGTTGTATTCCTTTCGCGGCAGTAACTCCAAACTTATTAACGATTGATGCCGGTGCGATTGGTTTGAGTGTTAATTTATTAGAATCCAATAGCTGTTTAGTGGCCAAAGTTTCTTCGTTTGCCGTAACCTTTTGAATTATTTGGTTTAGTGCAGTTTGCGTGTTTTGTGCAGTGTTTGCTGCGTCTCTTGCTGCAGTTATCGCAGCATCGACATCAGACTGTTGACTTGTGTTTCTCCATTCGCCGGTGTACATCAGAGTCTCGGTTCCATCTGGTGCAACCGAGACTAGGTATACTGTTTGACTCATTGATTTTACAATAGTCGAACTGTCTGCCTTTGATACTTTAAAGACAATTACACCAGTTGATAGATTCTCCAATTGGGAATCGTTTGCATTTAGGGTAGAGATCTTTCCATTATCTGTGTCAAACACAAGTTTAAAGGTTGATGAATTGATGTTTAGATCTAGCGGAGTAAGAGTCGTTGTGCTAGACGATGTGCTTGAAGTAAAAACTTTAAGCTTTATGACATTGTCAAAAGGTGAAAGCACAAATCTGAGTTGACCAGGACCAAACACTACTTCGTCTGTCTTATCGCTTGTCTTGATTAGAGAACTTGCGTGTGAAATTGAAATATTATTGTTATTAAAAAAGATTGGCACGTACTTAGTGATAGTCGATTGACCAGTTGTCGTAGTTGAAGTCAGATTAAATGCGCTAGGTAGTGCAGGCTCAATAAACAACTTGGTTGCTTCATAGCTATTTTGTATAAGCTTATTGTAGATCTTATGTGACTGCGGCTTATCAAGTAAAGGCATTGTAACGAGGCTTCTTCCGTATTTTTTTGGAGAAGTTAGGGTAAATGATCCTTCACGAATGATTTGCTCGCCATTCTGTCTATTGGTAAGCCTAGCAATATAGTCAATTGACATGCTGACTGCTTCGTTCGCATACGTAAGAACAGGCCTAAATACATTAGGTGCATCAAACGCGCTCTCTTGAAAAAAGGCAAACCTTGAAGTATTAATAAAATCTGTTCCTACTTGCTCAAACACGCTAAGCTGATGCACGATTATCCAATCAGCAGAAGGATTTCTTGAATTTAGAATAGAGATTAGGTCCTCAGGAAAGCCTCCATTAAATGTTAGGTAGAAATCAATATAGTCTCCATCAGATGCTTCATTTATGTAGGCTCCGACTCCATCAAACTCGTTGCTTTGCGAAACGGATGCTTCAAAATACTCAGTCACTCCATAAGTTTGGTAGGTCTGACCGATATTTGTGTATAGAGTGCTAGACGTTCCGCACTCGGACAAACCAATAAGTATTGGACTATTGTTAATGAATCCTGAATATCCAGTATCAGTTGGCGTTATTGCAGCAGCAAAGGTCGTTGACTGGTTTAGAGCTATTTGGTAATCTTCGTTTACATTCTTGATTGAAGGAACAAAGATGTCAATGTATCTGTCATATAATGCATTTCCCAAAAACAAAGGCTTGGGATTAAACGTCATCATTAGCGGCAACGTGATTGGGGAAAGAAGAATATTTGCAAAGATATTTTCTTTTCCGTCGTTTTCTGGATTTTTAACAGTAAGTATTAGGGCTTTGAAGTTATCAAAACTAAAGCCTGAAACAAAGTGAAAACGGACTTGGTCCATTACAACATCATGACCGTTAATTGGTACTGATACGATATTTGTACTATCGTATTGCAGATAATTAGGGATCTTCTCGTAATCTAAATAGACGTATGTATTGTTTCCTAATCCAGTAGCGCTAAGTCCCTGTATATTCTTTGTTGTGTTATACGAAGCCTCATCATTAAATATTTGATGTGTATTAGTATAACTATTTTTCAATAACGTAAAGTTATCTGTATAAAAGTCAGTAGAGTTTAACTGGTCAAACATGTATTCGACCACACAATACGGAGTAAGGCTTACAAAACGGCTAGTCCTCATTTATTCTTCTTGATTGATTTAAACTTATAGTAGTAAGCAAGTCCAACTTCTTCTCTAGTATTTAGAGTAAGCATGAGATTGTGCTGACTTAGTATTGAGATTCCACCAGCAATTCCAAGAGTTCCTAGATCCCTAGTGAAAATAGGCTTAGAGTAGCTTGCTCCCAATATAAATTCAATTTTTTTCTCTACTTCTGGAACATACTTATCTGGAGGTAAACTATTAACTTGTAAAGAATCAATTATTAACCAGTCTGGCCCAACTATTCGGTTTTTCCAAAGTCCTCTCTTGTCTTCAGTGACCACTATTTGTATAGGCAGCTTACCAAAAGACCAATTGCCTCGATAGCTAGCCGTGTTTTTATTGATGAATCCGTCCCACTTTATGAATGGGTCCTTTTCTTCTGGATATTTAAGAGCTAATCCGATTTGGCTTGAATCTGCCGGGTTGAATTTACCGAATCCATTAGATACTTCTCCCTTTAGAGATATGACAGAAGAAGTTAGGTTGAGTATTCTCTCACCCTGACTCATAATAGTATTGTACAAGTCTCTATTTGAATTCTTAAGTTCAAGAGTTAGATCCCTCTCGCTTTTATAATAGTCTTCAAGTTTAGCGTATCGACCGTTTGCTTCTTTGACTAGCGAGTCGGATGCGATAATTGATCTCTTAAGTTCATCGGCTTGGCTTGCACCAGCAGACTTTACCGCTTCGACCCTCCATGAAAGCCAAAGAAGAATTACTATAAGGATTCCGATAAAGGCTAGATAAAATTTATCCTTCGTTTCCATCATATTTAATTATTTCAAGAAGTTCAGCTTGGCCTAGCTTTATACCAGACTCTTTCTCTATTTTATTTATTAACTCACGTTCACTGTTTCGAATATCCTCAAGTTCCTGACTCAACTTCGTCCGTGCCATTTCAATTGACGCAGCAGCATTTGACAATTCAGTCAGCTTATCGTGTATTACACCGTATTTTTTGTAAATATTAACGATGTTTTGTTTTTCAGTTGTGGTTATCATGATTCTACTATTTTTACTTCAAGTGTTCCAGTCAATACATGTTCTAATCTGGCCAATCTATGCGCGACCTCGCTCATATCAATGTTTATAGATTGAGGCGCAGCAGTCGAATTACTGCTTTCTGTTACCTTATCGGTAACCGTTGATCTGGACTCTGTATTTTTCTCTACCATAGATACTCCAGTATTATTTGATGTTTCTGAAGTATTTAGTGAGGTTGTGCTCTCTTTTTCTTTAATTTGAGATGCGGGTTTATTTGGAATGCTTGGTGCTGTCTTTACCACTTCAGTCATATCCTTTGATTTAGGTTGAAGGGTCGGTATAGCCTCTGACTTAACTTCAGTTGACTCTTCTTTGTTCATTTTATCATATTGATTTACATAATTGGTTAGAGCATCAAACTTGGCTTGCGCCAATTCATTAGAATCAACTAACTCCTCACTCTCTTTGCTTTCTTCATTGATCGGAGATGTCTCCGTATTTGCTGAGACTTTTTCAACTGACTTTTCTTTTTTGTTTGTTTTTGAGTTTAATGTGTTATTGGTCGTTGAGGTCTTGGTTATCTTTTCAAGGTAAGCCATAGCGTCTCTAATTTCCCTATATGATTGCTTATCACTTGACTCTGACTTAGAGTTAATCGAATTATTTGTAGTAGCCGATTCAGTGTTCTCTTTTGTCGTATTGCCTTCTACATTTTTGATTGAGTTCAATGCATTTGAGGTAATCGTAGAGCTATTGTTTACAACATTTGAAACATTCGATTGACTTGTATTGATTGGAGAGGATATTGCTGGAGTTTCTTTAGATTCAAGGTTTAGATTGACTGTTGTCCCAGACTCAGGCACAGTCGATTCAGTAGGTAATTTAACTGGCGTAGTTGTTACTGAGCCGGTCAATGTCGAAACTTCAGTTTGATTTGAGGTTTCCCCTTTTTCAGGATTGACTGCAGAACTTTGAGTTATCGGCTTGGCCACAGGCTCAAATTCATTTATTGGAGCCTTTGTTTTTTCTTTGACCTGTTCAATCGGTTGATTTACTGGACTTGTAGGTTTAGCTTCCTTTTTACCAACTGGATCTCCATTTTCAAGTAAAGCATCGTAAAACTCAGCAGAGTTTAATATTTTGCCAAGATAGTGACCTCCAGACTTTCCAATTGCATCTTCTATAAATTCAGCAAGATCGCCATCCGGTTTGCCCACTTTTACTGACTCAACTAACTTATCAAATTTCAGGTCTGCTTTGATGAGTTCTGAGCCTATTGATCTCATCACAGAATTAAAGTAGGCTTCTCCACCTAGGTTTTGAATAGCAAGTTCGTTCTTATATTGAATCGGAGCGTCCTTAATTTTAAAAAGAGAAGAAACAGCTGACTTGTCTTCTTTGTCTAGCAAAAGACTTGTGTATAAATCGCGGAATAATGAATTATCAACACCGCCGGCTTCAGGAAAAAGATCTTTGATTAGGCTTCCAAGAGTAGGGTAAGTCGCGTTTACTGGAGTAGTAAATTTCAAAGCTTCGGCCTTAGCCTTCTTGTAGGTTTCAAGATTAGTCGAAGCTATTTCTACTCTATTTGCAGCTTCCTTAGCAAATAGGTCTATGAATTTTTTAAGTTTATCGCCCACTAAACACTAATCTTTTTGTTATTTATTTTAGCTTTAGGTGCGGTGGAAGATTCACAGCAATAGGAGAGCTTGGCATAGACTCTATTGAGGGCTTATCCTCTAGCTTCTCTTCAAGGTCCTTTTTAATAATGTTGAATAGGTAAGAATACTCCATGTATTCAAGATTGTACAGCGTATCGAACGATTGTCCAAGCTTCACCGCCATCCGAGCATTAAGCTCAAATAAGTTCATCAAGTCCAGCTGAAATAATGAAAATATCTTTGACAGTGAAGCTTCCTCCCAAAAAAATGGCGCTCTCAGTTACGGTCTTGCACTTTTCGCAAAGACACACCGCTCTATTTAGGCTGGCATCCTCCAATTGCTTTGTAAACTTATGGATGAATACGAACTTATTTTCGTGCCAATTTAGTGATTTGAACTTGATGTCGGTGAGAGAGTTAAGATCTTCTCTTCTCCAGTCCCTTGTGAGATATGGACCATACTCATAGAATGCCTGATCAATCTCAGAACCCAGTTTCTCTTCTGATCTCCTCTTAAGTCTAAACTTTGAAGACATTCCCAAATTAGGTAAATAGAGATTGAATGTGTCGTTAAGCTTTTCAGATCTAATAACAAAGCATCTATCTGCTGGTGAATACCATTTCATCAATTCAGATGGGTACTTAAAGCCTGCCAAATTTTGACTTGTTACCTGGGTCTTATTTGTGTGATTACAGGTTGGATTTTCACACTTGATGTATGCCCAAAGCTTGTTTTCCTGATTAGGAAATGTGAGTTCGTATATTCTAAAGAGTATGTGATATCGGTCTACTTCCAAAAAATCATTTATGTTTAGTGGAGTATTGCTTCCTTTTACTCTAAATTTGGTACAAGAATTGAGTATTAGGTTGATCTTTTCTCTAACGTCTACTGGATCGGATTCATCGATTGTAGACCAGTGTCTAATTTCTTTTACCTTTGCTGATCTAATTAAGAGTTCAGCGTCTTCTGGATAAAACAATCCCTGTGATGGAAGAAGATTTAGGTTAAGTATCTTCCAAGGAGATTCACCAAACGCTGACTCCTGAACAGGAGAATAGCTAGGGGCTTTGCCTAGACTTGTGACAGGTTCACTTTCTTTTATAGTTTCGGTTACTGTGTCGTCTTTCCCGTTAATTCCGTGAATTCGATCTTGCTCTTCTAGCATTTCCTTTGCTACAGAGTCGTCAATTGTTTGCATGGGTTACCCATTTTTTTAATCTTATAACGAAGATAAGAGTATAGGTTTCAATAAAATTAAGTAAGCGGATTAGGAATTTACGAATTGAGTGAATGAAAGCGCTCTAAAGCCTTCGTAAACCTTTTCAATCGTTTCAATGTAGATCTCCTGTGACTTAAGAGTCTTGGGATTTTTGATCCAGGCACGGATTGCCTGATTTGCATAGTCTGGTTGGATCTTTAGTAATTTACCGACGACCATTGTGCCAGCATCCTCTCCTAATTGAGAATTAATCAGGATGCCCCTTACTCTATCTCCAGGCTTAAAATATTTCTTTAGCTTATTGATACTCATATCGAGCTCAGTGAAGCCTGAGTCGCCTCGGACTGACAGATCTTGAAGAGGTACCTGCTTTATAGAGATTCCTGGAGTGAATTGGCTTCGACCCATCGTAAAATTAAAATCGCCCTTAGTTCCATAAAATGGAATTCCCCTGGTGAAATCACCGCGGTTTACTAAAGGAGAAATATAATTTTCGTATACGAAGTTCTTCATTACCAAACGGTTTGCATTGATTTTCTCTTATATCCAACGACAGTATAAGCACCAGAAGGAGTTTGCATTACTCCAGAAGAGTTGCAAAACAAAAACTTTTTAAGGTACACTGGAATTGTGCTGTGTAATCCATTTCCTGAAGTCAAATAAGAAACAGGATATAGTGGAGCAAGAGTTGAGTCATCCGGAGTATCGATTCCCCATATTTTTACGTGAGTTGAACCTGCACCGATTCCAGATATGTCAACAAATTCTATTTTAAAAATAGGTCCCTTTGCCGCTCCATATTGTTGAGTTGCTCCTATTTGGTAGTAGCCTAACGAAGTCGGTTGGCCTTTGGGAAGTCTTTTATCTGTACTTACAAATGTCGGTGAATAATCCGTGTTGTGGACTAGGGTTATTAGTTCTGTGCCGCTCTCTAGCATCGTTTTCTGTTTTTTTAGTTAGCTTGTCCTAATAAGACCAGAGCCACTACTCTAATTTTAAAACTAGAGCTTGGGTTCGAGATCTTTATTTTATTTATTACTTGACTCGTCTGATTAGATTTGGGATTAGTAAACATCGCAAAGAAATTGTACAAAGGATACTCAACATCAGTCAAAGTTGAACCATTTTGTATGGTCAACACTGAATTCTTTGTAGTTATGTCTATTGTTTCGCCATTTGCATCAGAGGTAGGATAGATCACTTTTAAAAGTATTCCACGAGCATAAAGTTGTCCACTAGCCAGCGTTGAACTTGGCGAGTGTTGGTCAAGTCCATTATCGAATATTGTGATCTCTCCACCGTTTGCGTCAACATTTGTTCTGACGCATGTATTTCCGTCTACTGGAAAAGCAAAATCGTTCATGCAAAAGTCATCAGATGTTGACGAGCCGCTAATTATTTTAAAACATAGGTCATTGAATAGCTGCAGTATGTCTTGTTGAGCACCGCCGCAACAATCACAAATTGTGGTAAGATCAATCATTATTGAATATTTTTTTCATAGTATGGCTCAATCGAGTATAATCCAGTCCTTTCTTGGGCTCAGGGTCAGCAACTTCCTCAACTGGTTCAGCAAGTTCAGTAATCGGTTCAGATTCTACGACTGGATCCGGCTGACTTTGCGTCTCTTCTGGAATGTATTGTGAATCTGGAGTCGGCTTAACCTCTTCTCTAGATTCATAACTAATGAAGAAATGTAAGCACGTAAGAGAGATTAACGGAAGTAGTCCGCCTTCGAGGATGGAAAGTAACCTTCTTTGTGCAATAAGATCACTTATGTCGCTTCCCATCGATTCAATAATCGGAGTAGTCAGATCTGACCAGTCTTTAAAAGAGGTAGACGCAACGTCGATGTGAGAGTAGCTAAAGTAGATGTTACCTATGAATTGAATTAGGGTAACGATGATAAAAACAAACCACACAGAAAAGCCCTTAACTCTTACTGAGGCTGCTGCAATTGCTGACATTGCCGCTATTTCAACGGCAACCGATAAGTAAATTGCCCAGCTTACTGGATTGGCAAGACCGTACCAGCTAACTACGTGAGATATTGATATTGCCGCAACTGCAAGTATTGGAATTAAAAAGGCCGATCGAATTAACGAGTTCTTATTTTTTTCTATCCAATTCATCCTTTGCCGTCATCTTATTTTTTATCTCAGACAGACTCTTTTTTATGTCTGATAGACTTGCCTTCTTTGCATCTGACTTTTCAGAATATACCAAGTAGTCAAACATCACCTTTTCCATTGCATCCTTTACCTGATCAGTAGTTGGCATCTTGTCCAATTTGGTCTGCAGTGAGTCAATCTTTCTCTCAAGAACAAGGGTTTTTGAATCGTAATCCTTCTCTAGCTTAGTCACCTTGTTGCTGGTGCAGCCTTTTGATAGAAACAGCAAAAGGAAAATAACAGTTGTTACTTTCCAAACATGAAGCTTTAATAAGTCAATTATGTTTTTCATAAGTTGCTCTTTTAGTTATTTATTTTAGTAACAGATCGTTATCTGTGTATAGCAAATGCAAGTCCAAGGATCACAAGTAAAGTGATCACAGCGAAATAGCCGATCGAAAAATTAAACTTTTTCTTTGAGTATTTTTTGTAGTCAAACGTTATTTGCAGAACGTATCCGTAAAAGTCTGCAGTTTGGATTCGGTCGTAATCCATTTTAATTGAATCAAGTATGCCCTCCTGTGTAAGAAATTCGGTGTACTTTTTCATTTTTTCAGAGATTAGTCTCAGCTCGACTGATTCCTTTGCAGTATCAGTGTACATAAGCATTTCAGGATTAAGATTGACTCCAATATACATATTGGCATCTTCATCAACGGAAAGACCGACTTCTTCGAGCTTTTTACTCTCCTGTAAGCCAAAAATAATTTTCTTGTACTTTTGGTGATGTTTGAGTTCAGTTACACAATCAATAAGATCCTGATAGACCTTTTTCGGATTAACGTCTTTGATTTTCATAATAAGTCTTGTATTTTTTGCTCAAGTTGTGGATTTCCCTTGAGTACAGCTAATCGAACATCGTAACGTATCTTACGCAGTTTAGTTTTAACGGTGTTCTCATTTAGCTCATAATCACTTGCGATCTGCTTTACTTTCTTGTTAAGTAGCATTTTATCAACTGCAATGGATCTTAAGAGGTCATCCTCTATTTGATTGATCTCATGGACGACAACATCATAAATGTCATCCAGTAATTTTTTGCTTTCAATAATAGACCCATCATCTGCTATTCTTTCTTGAACAGAATAGTGAGCGTCTATGTCTTGCACCGAGCTCTTCTTCTTGTAATGTAGGTAATACAAGGTTTCGTTTCTTGCAATCGTGTATATCCAGGTAGTAAACCTGCCTTTACTAAAATCGAATTGCGAAGCGTTTTTGAAGATCTTTTTTAGAGTCCACTGAAGAGATTCCTCAGTATCAAATTCATTTCTACAGAATTTCCAGATGAAGTTTTTAAGCTTTGGAGAGATTAGAGTTGCTAATTCGTTTCTTTCTCTTTCTGTTATTTCGCTGGTTAGTAGTTTTTCTGAAATTTCTTGGATTCTTGCGTTGTTGATCAGATTAATTTTCTCATATCCCATATATTAAACTAGCTCTTTTTTTCGTAGGTTATTGCTTATCTCTAAGCACTCTTGACATTTTTCATATTCCTCCAGTTGCTCATAGAAAGCGATTGCCTGATCAAGGCAACGAAGAAACTTTTCGTGTCCTAAGTTAATTGAATACTCTATTTCATTTATTATGATTTTAATGACTGGTACTTCAGGCTCGCTTAATTTTAGATTATCACGAATTGCATGTACAACACTTTCATATATAACAGCTTTGTGTTCATTAAAAACTTCTTCAAGAGTTATGTCTCCTCTAAATTCCAGTGATTTCATAATAAGTAGTACGAGTCTTTTATAAGATACTAATAATTAGTTAACGATTAAAAAATCGGCTTTGTAATTTTTTAAATTCGTCAAGCGATTTTAAATCGAAAACATTTTGCTTTACGGGGTTGGCAGATGAGTCTGATGCTCGTGGAGCATTTAGACTTGATAGTTGATTAAAATCATACAAACTCTTGGGATTCGTTTCACGAAACACTTTAAATATTTTTTCGTCAATCTCCTTTCTATATTCTGGAGCAGTTGATTCGTATGTGTCAATTCCCATGTCCCAAAACTGTGGAGAATCAAAGAAAGTCGTCATGGTCACTGAAGTCATTGCAAGGTCGTCATTACCGTTCTGTCCCCTGTATTGTCCTCCTTTTGATTTACCAAATGCCATTAATTCCATCACAGTCGTGTATTCATTAGGAATTATTTTGTTTGCGGCAACTGTGTACTTAAATCGTTCACAGTATTTGATTTTATTGGTCGGTCCAAGTCTTACTCCTAATTTTGGAGCGACTGCCATTTCTGTGTGCTTGGTGTGCACAAACTGTCCCGGCCAATAATCGTTATTTGATGACATCATGTTGTGCACAATTTCTCCCTTATGATTCACTTCAAGTACGATTCTGATCCTTTCAGGGTTGAATATTTTATACACTATATGTTCACAATCTGCTGAAAACTGGTTGATGTCTCGCTCATTCGTTCGATAGGTTGCAACTTGCACGAGAGCTAAGGTATCAAGCTCATTGCGAATCGCCTCCTTCTTTTTCAATAGAAGATTTACAGGTAGAGCAACTAATCGATAGATATTCATGACTGAATAGTCGCCGCCGACTCCGTCTGCAGTATCTATCGTCGCTACATAGTTTGACCGATCTGCTTTAAGGTCGGATATTGAGTATTTGGAATACTTTGGATGTATTTTAAAATAGTCATTAATGTGTTGAAAGTTATCGTTTACTGCAAACTGTGTATTAACGTATTCGACTTTCATGTTATAGAGTCTCTTTAGCTCATTTGATCCCAATAACAATTGATCAGACGAGAAGAACTGTAATCCATATTCCTGATTAAAGTCTTCGATCGAGCCAAGATCCGCAATAGTATCCTCTTTCCACCTTTCATCCCTGCCTGGAACCTGCCACCAGTCGACTCTTAACGGAACGTAGTTACTCCTACGCTCAATCGCATCAGTCCATATATCATAGAACTTGTTCTTTCCATTTGGTGTAGATGTTATGATAACCTTTGCATTAGGGTCTGCCGTGACGGTTGGAAATACTGCACGATAAAATTCATCCAGCTTTGCAGAATCTATATGAGCAAACTCGTCCATATAGAGCAAGTTAACAGTAAGACCGATACCTGACTTTTTGGTAGTCGTTCTTGCAACAATACGACTGTCGTTGTCAAATTTAATATTTCCGGAATTTATCAATTTTATTCCAGGTTTCATAAAGAAAGGTAGACCCTCCAGAGTTATCTTCAATTTATCTAATAGCTCCTTGGTCGTGTTGAAGTTATCGGCAACGATTAGGGCAGTCTTTTCAGGATTAAACATGGTAAACCAAAGGATAAAAATAGCAGAAGTAACCGACTTACCGATCTGACGACTTGCCATTAAAATATTAAGACGGTTTGTGCTAAATGACTCAAGGATCTGTTCCTGAAAATCACGAAGGCCCATCGTTTCCTTTATCAGCTTAATTCCCTTAGGTGTTTGTATGCAGCAATAATTGTATGCAAAATAAATAATGTCCTCTTTACACTTTTTAAGCTCTTCAAATTCTTCAGGAGTGTATTCAAATGGAAGCGCTGCCCGCTTTAGGTTTAGGTCATTGTCTTTGAATGGAGAACTGTGCAGTCCCTTTATATCAAGTCCATTATCGATTTCTTCAATTAGCGCATTGATCCTTACCGTAGTCCATAAAGAGGCGTTTGTATCATTGTCCGCTCCTCCCATTGACGACACTTTACGAGAGACGAACGCCCCCCTACTTGACATAATATCCTTCATACGATTAGATTATTTCGCTAAGATCGATAAAATCGTCCGAGTCTTCTGCTTGGATCTGGATATTACGATCTTTCATGAGGTCGATCTTTTGACTTGGATCAACGAAGTTATTTTTAGCCTCCTTTTTGGTTGGGGCAGATTCAGGAAGACTCTTTATCATGTTCTTAGTCCCAACTGTGATGAAGAACTGACCTTCCTGCGGACTAGAATCAACTTTTTCAAAGTCAGAATTGACTGGCTTATCTCTATTTAGTTTCTGATAGGTCTCTTCCAAAAAGATTATGTAATTTGCCTGCATCTTAGTGATGTCTGCCATCTTATCCTGTAGCTGACCCATCACCTCAATTAGTCGAGGATGCGTGTTGCCTGAGGTAATCTCCTCCATCACCTTTATGATTGTGATCTTTAGAGTCTTTAATTGAAAGAAAAGATTGGAGATGTTGATTGTATCAAGCTCTTTCTTGTGTTTTGCATAGTCATTTTGCTCAAATACTCCAATGTCCACAAAGTTTTTAAAGAGCGAGTCAGTGATCTCTCTTGCCTTCTTAGTAAACTGTGAGCTCATCGCTTCAAAATCATAAGGACTCTCTTTCTTTAATTCCTGCGAAAGATCGTTGTCCACTATAAGATTGGCGTGAGTCTCTTGCCCTATTGAACCTAAAAGAGATTCTATCTCATCTTTTAGATGACCACGGTTTTCGCGGCTCATGCCGCCTTGCTTCTTAGCCATATGTTTAGTTTATCTTGTTTTCGTACTTATCTAATGCCGGATTCACATTGATTTTTATCTGTTTTACTGCCTCTATCCATTCATAGACAATCGCATCTATTTTTGAAAGGTATGTATCGAGCGTTGGATTCACTCCAAACATCTGACCTGACAGAGTTTTCTTAAGTATGTTTCCTTTGTAATCGTATCCCATGTTTAGACGATTCTCGCGTCTACTAAAGATGGGTCTGAATATGCTGTCTTTTGTCATGCTGATCCATTTTTTGGTCTAGGGACAATGTTCTTCACCTGAATATTTACAGGACCTAGTGAAGTGGTAGAGAGACCTTCGCTATATGCGTTACCGTAGCGATCGGTGAATCCACCTTTTATTATCGCAAGTTCTCCATTTTCTATTATAATATCGTTGAATTCATCGACTCCAACATCTGCAGCAGACGAATTTGCGATCTTGCTAATTTCGTTCTTTTTAGATACTATATAGATTGAAACTGAATCGACTCCGTTTACTCCCTCAAGTAGAGCAATCAAATCACTCTTTGGAATTCTGTTGCGTCTAGTCGTTTGAATAAAGAAGGTACCTAAAGAGTTAAGTATGTCGTTTTTAATGATGCTAATGTCAACATCATCGTATGCAATTATTGAAACGTTCAATACATATAAGCTCGGTACTGGATCTATGATGACTGCATCAGTTGATATTAGCTTTGATCCTGATTTTTCAATGTATTTCAAAAGCTCATTTTTTTGATAGTCGGTCAAGGTGAATCGATCGATGGTCGCGCTAAAATAATCCTGACCTGTGTTAAATGTTTGGCGTATGTCTGGAATAAGAAATAGGTCCAGAACACGACTATCGTTTGGATCAAGATACACTTGGATCACTGAGAAAAGCTTTAACTTTCTTAGTAACACTTCATAGTGATCTACATTGACTAGGGCAAAGCTTTTCGATTCTCTAGGAGCAATAAGACGAGTCAAAGTTGAATCTTCTGCATTGGATCCAAAGAACGGAGCATGTGTTGCAGTTATGCTGATGTATTTATTTAGGTCGATCTCATCTCCCAAAGAGCTAAATCCAGTGTCGATCCATTCAAATCCAACCTTTGCTAGGTCGTTTGTACGGATATTGCCGTTTGCGCCCTCAGTCACCAGGTATTCAACTGTGATGTCTGCTCCCTTTGGCGGTATTGCACCAAAGTTTCCATTACCAAAATACACATCTATTCCGCTAGTGATCCCGGTTCTAACCATGTATGCAGGTTCGCCTCTTGGCATGTCTAGGATAGAGTCGTACCTGTTCCAAAGACTTCCGTTCACATAGACATTGACAAAAAAGTTATCAATATAAAAGTTTTGAGGACTGCTAATCGAATAGCTGTCTGTCGGTATGCCTTTAGCCGTTACTGTCTGAGTCTCAACAATTCCTTGCTTTATTCCAAGCTTGAGTCCGTTATTGGTTCCATTGAATGGAAACCTTATTTGATCTTGCGAAAGCTCTAAAATATAGGTAAGTCCATTAGCTAGAGAACGAATTCTCGTGAGATTTGGAATAATCACGCTGTCGTATGGAGCGTTAACCGCACTTGAATTTGTGCTAATGCTGATCTCACCAATTGCGGCAACTGCTCGGCTAGGGTTATGTCCCGAAAGGGAAGCTAACGAATAGACAGATGTAAGACGGGTGGCTTCATTTATATTAAGCTCAGTGATAGAGTCCTCTATATAATAGAACACAAGTTGCGTAAGGTTCTCAACAACAAGTAACAATTGGCCGAAAGGTGAGGCTGCCGTAAATATTGATCGGCTTTGACTAAAGCGGTTTGTCAGATAGTTTATAGTCTGACTCATGATGTCTTCTATGTATATACTTAGTCGATTAAGAACTTTAAAATTGTCAACTGCGCTTGCCATTTACCTAAATATTGTTTATTTTATTTATTCTGTTGAAACCGATTTAGTATATTAGATAAAATACTACGGATAGATAAATCAGATCTTTCCAATATGGGCCGGCCGGGTATTGATTGGCGGCGTTAGTTCATTGAGATGATGCAAGCTGAGTTAGCATTGAAACTCGTTAATCCCCAATGCAGAATACAAACGACGCTAAGTCAACATTTACCTTCGAAGACGCAATGTCTTTCGTTGGCGCAGAAGTAGCAATAGCTGCCTAAGCACCGGGCGGTGACTGCCTAGGAACAGAAAGTCACAAATTGGAGGTACGATCAATAGATCGGAAGCCAGAAGACACTACGGAAAGACGTGTAGGCATGTAGATAGCCGTCATGAGGAAGAGAAGGAAACTCTTCATAAACTACCCCGAAAACCAAAAAGTTTGTCAGTGTCGTAAACTGAGTAAGCTTGTGAATGAGTCCTTTCTACTAGTCGAGCAAGACGTGGGTTCAACTCCCACCCGGTCCACAATAAGCGATATACTTTTAGTGTATCGCTTATTTTTTGTTATCTAATTCATTAAGTTTATTAAAGGCTGCGATAAATCTTTCCACTGGGTTAACTTTAGGAAAAAGTGAATCCTGAAGAATGTGAGAGTCCCGTGCCACAGTTTTTCCTAAAGCAGGTTTAGTGGATTTCATTGCTGGTATTGTGGCAGGTTTATTTACAGGCACAATCTTATCTAGTGTGGCTGAGTAGGCAAGCGTTCCCTCTTTAATTAGGTCAGTTGCAGCTGGGCTCTCTCCGTTAACTGTAAGTTTAGCACCAGTGAGAACTAGACTAGCTAACGTTGATTCAATTTGAGCAATTAGTTCATCTGCAGTAAGTATCTTCTCAGCAGACACATTAAGGATTCGATTATTTCCCTCGTTCTTCCTAGCAAGATTAACCGCTGGTGAACCTACAGTAGGTGTGTAATTGCCTGATTTATTTAGAATTGTTGCTTCTACTCTGTATTGCATGTGTTTTACTTATTTTGAGGAGATCTTCCTACCTTTATTTATTTAAGATGAAGCCAGTTTAGAATAAATAGAATAAAGATCAGTTAGATGTTTAAGTCTATTTCAAATAAAGAGTTATACGACAATTCCAGTCTTGCGTTTGTCTTTGAGTTCTTTACTCCTCTAAATAAGAGAGAACTTGCTGCAAAATTAGCTAGAGCGCTCGGCAAAAAGGTCAAGTGGTTCACTGACGTTGACTCCACCTTTGAACCCACATTGGAATCGTTTAAGATCTCTCCAGTATATTCAAACGGATACAAAGAGACGAGCCTTTCGACAGGTTTTATGCCATACCTAGAAGCAATACACATGATGTTAAAGGTGATGAACGTGATTGAAGCCCTTGGCTATACTACAGATCGTTGTTCAATGACTACCAGAGTCCGCCTCAACGAAGATGAGCTAGGACTAACTGTAAAGACTGATAAGCTAAACAAGTTTAAGTATTTGCTTGGATTCGATGAGTCTAAGCTATTTGAAATGTGGCCGCACAAGGTCAATGAAAATACCAAAGTATATCGCAATCAGTTGAGATTTATTAAACCTCGACAGATATACAACACAGTAGTCACAGAGAGCCGTGTCGAAAGAATGGATCCCAATGAATTTAATTTCCCTGAGTCTGATTTCTTTGCAACTGACTTTTCTGAGATGGATCGAGGCAACCTTATTTTAAAATACATCTCAGGCAAGGACTATCACAAGAAAAAGAAGGAGTCAGTTGACTCAATTAATTTTATCATAGAGCACCTCTATGCTACTCTATCCAATAATTATGAGTATACATTAGAGGAAAAGAAGATTATCTCTGAGATAACTTCTGAGCTTAGAGATGCAGTAGATTCTACTCGCAGCTATAGTAACTTTAAGATGAAATATCCTGGCATATCGATATATGTTGATCTTAAGGACGACCGTCGATTCATTGAAGCAAACTACGACATTATAAAGGAGAGACTCTTTCAGCTAGTGTTTGGCGGCGAGATCTCAGAGGGGGTCATAAACTGGGACACTAGAAGAAAAGCCTTTCAGGTAAAGGACGCAACTGTTTCTAGAGGAATACTTGTGGAAAATATCGAATTCTACCAGTGTACGGTTGAAGTTGATGCAAAGGGCTGCTTATTTGAGGGATGTTCGATAAAGAGCTCAAAACTTAGTGAGTGTACTGTTTTTTCAAATAATTTTATCAAGAGCTCAAAGATAATCGATTGCACTTATATGGGAGAAAACAACGACATTAGTACAAGTTTTCTTGATAACTCAGACCTAAAGATGATTAATGCTGATCTGCGTGAGTGCCTTGTAAATAGAGGAAGACTCACCATCAATTCAACGATAGACAAGCACACCAAGATAATTGCCAAGTTAAGATAAGCCCAGTCCCACTATAATAAATAATAAAAATAATGGGTCTTGATGGCTATTTACACAAACCTAAACTCAATTAGGAGACTTACCAATTCTAGCTTAAATGCGATAATTGATATTACCAATCTAAACTTTAAGAATCTATCCTCCGCAAACCTTGGTTTCCTAACCAATATTGCGTATGATGAAACTCTAAATACTGCAGCTCTTAGCGGAATAACAGTTGGCACCGTCATTGTGACGAATACTTTAAGCATGGTCCAGGGATCGACCACTAATCTAACAATAGATGCTCAAGGCAGAATCGTCGGTCAAAGCATCACGATGCAGATCTCCCAAGCAAAGAGGAGACGATTTACGGACTTTAATGACTGGCCTAGCACAGGAGTACCTGGAGAAATAATTTACACCGGTATTTCAAATCAGCAACCCTATTTTGGAGAGGATTTTATCGGCTACTTACAGGGTAGAGGCTGGGTGAGTTTGACTGGAAACGGTGGAGGTGGAGGCGGTAATGATCCGGTTATTGTATTAGGCGATGGCACTGGATCATCTGTTCGTAAGTTAAACGGTAACTCAGCAACTGGTAACTATTCGACCATTTCCGGCGGATCTGGAAATACAGTATCAGGTAATGCATCGACCATCGCTGGAGGTACACAAAATTCTGCTTCTGGAAGCGGAGGAGTCCTTAATTTTTCAACAGCATACAGCGGTTCGCTTCCTGATACTATGGGCTCAAATATTCAAACTGCAATTGATGCAACTTCCGGTATGGGATCTGGTGCAACTGCAGTGATCACAATTTCCGGTGGAGTCCTTACTGCTTTTCCGGCTGATCCAGGCATCGATTACCAGGTAGGCGATACCCTCACTATATATGGAGACTCGCTTGGAGGAAGTCGTCCTCAAGACAATATTGTATTCACGGTAACACAAATACTTCCAGGAAATTCAGTTATTGGCGGAGGATACGCAAATTCAAGCGAAGCCGCGCTAGCTACAACAATAGGCGGAGGATATTCAAATTATATCAACAGTTCAGCAGGTTCAGTGATAGGCGGAGGTGTTGGAAGTATTATTTACAATGCGGTCACTGGCACAATTGCCGGAGGAAATTCAAATGTCGTGTCCGGTGTACTTGGAACCATTTCAGGTGGAGGCGGAAACTTGGCATCTGGTTATGTCTCTACCGTCGGCGGAGGAGTTTGTAATTCTGCAACTGGAGAAACTAATATAATCGGTGGAGGCTACGGAAACTTTACGAGTCACGAAGCCGCTACTGTTTCTGGAGGAATTAGCAACTGTGCAAGCTCATGTGTTGCAACAGTCGGAGGAGGATTCTGCAATACATCAGCTGGACCGCACGCAACAATCGGTGGAGGTGCACTAAATCACATAATTGGAGCAGACGGTATACTAACACTTAGCGGAACCACATACAGTGGAACCCTTTCGAATAATACATATGCTTTAATTTCTCAGGACTCTACTTCTGGAAACGGTCATGATGCTCTATTTGAAATAATGATTTCAGGAGGAATTGCATCAATTACCGTTTCTTTTCCAGGACACGGCTATTCCACTGGCGATACTATCACATTTTACGGAACCACATTTGGCGGATCTAGTCCTGCTGATGATATTACCATAACGGTAGGTCA